CAAATCCGTATTCATTAAATCTTCAGAATCTTCTTTAACTATCCTTAACGAAGTATTAGGCCTAAAATCATACGCTCCGCTTACTATAGGATTTTTATTATTCCAGTCATCGTCTCTATCCGCGTTACTTACGCCTAATAAATTAAAATAGAAATCATTATCTGGTACGTTATAATATTTACCCCAAATCGAATCAGGAAACCGCAACGCCATCGCTTCATATATATTGGGCGGAAAGTGATCAATCGTGTAATGATACCCAAATCCGGCATTTGTTCCACCTGTGACTATTTCATATTTTCTGACATCGTCATTCGCATAAGCTAATCTAACTCTACCATCTACATCGCACAAAGAATTATATGTAACGCTTTTACCTTCGGTTTTAAATATTGGCAGATATAAGCTGTGTACAGAAGTGTAAACATCTGCGTTGCTCTCTGTTATCTGCGCTCTGTTATAAAATTTACTATCTTCATAAATGCTTATTTCTGGGCTATCGTCGTCATCGTCGTCCCATAACGAAACAGCCTCGTAAAAAATTCCATTGTATTTGACATACGGCGTTGACACGCCTGTGATAAGTGTACTTAATTCACCTTTTTCATCGTGCGTCCAACCAGATATATCATAATTTGTTGCATCAGGTGCAAATCTATGATTCATGCCGCTGTACATCTGTTGCTTTAAGTCGTAGAATTTTTGACCAAAGTCGCTCAATTCAGTATCGTTGTTCTCAAAGAATTTTGGATACGGATTATAATACGCGTCGTTTGTTAATCCAACGTAACCGCTTTTTGGTTCTGTGAATTGGCTCAAATGGTATGGTTCGCCGCTCCTTAAACCGCCCATCTCCAATGGTCTATCGTAAGAAGTGTTATAAACCATGTCTTCGTCTTTTGTAGCCGACCACATAATATCAGGGATAAGCATTTCCGCCGAAGGTGCTGAATATTGCCCTCCGCCTAAATCCCAAACGAACCTGTATCTCCAAACACCTAAAGGCACTTCTTCGCCGTATCTGCCATGTTTTTTAATCTCTGTTATACGTGTCTTTAGTCCGTCTAATTTTTCAAATTCGCGGCTTACTTCATTAAGCATATAATGTGTTACGTCTGCTTCGTAGCCAGTCGGAATAACATAATTATCTTTCGCGCCTATAGTAGGATGGTAATTTAGTTTATAATCTTCCCAAATATAGCTGTCGGCATATTTTAAATCATCTAATTCATCTTTCTTGAATTTTGGAATAGATAACAAATCGTCAAATTCTTCACGGACATCCGAATTGCTGAAAACATATTTTAAGTCAGTATTGTTGTAATGATGAATAGTATAATCAACCTGCCACTTGTCAGAAGTATATTTGGCTTTAACATAAGTATTGAGGAAAGTCGTATATGAATCATTGCCTAAGTATTCTTCTATAATTTTAGCAGTTCTGCTCTCTTGTATCCCTTCGCCGACATTCTCTAGCCAATCCATGTTGCTAATCGTATCCGAGAAATGGTCAACCGTTGTTTTTGTCCACTTCTTGTCAAACTCATAGCCATACAATCCCATGGCAGTGTTTACACCGCTGTATTTGTCGTTTTCAGCCCCGCTGTCGAATCTTAAGTCAACTTCCACACAATCTATGTCAAACAAGTCTAAAGTGTTGTCACGGAGCCTTAATTCGTGTACCTGTCCATACGTGCCATCATACTGCTCTCTGTCATATTCATCTTCCAACATTAAGTCGCCGTTAGTTCTATCACTAATAACCAGCTTGTGTTTATACTCGTGCATATCGACATAGTCATTTATCCAAGGGTCAGGCCGTATGCCTGATATAACCTCACCATTAGGGAAATAACAATTGCCCGAAATATAAATAGTGTTGACCGTCCCCCGATTAGGAGCGTATAACTGCTCAGAACCCTTAAAGTCAACACCATTAATATTTACATCTTTTTTATCTATCACAGTGACACATTTAAAATCTTTTCTTGCCGCGTCTTCAAAGTGAAAACCGGAAACGCCGTACTCTAAGCTAGTGCTTACTAATAATTTGTTAGCCAACGATCCTGTCGTCGGGCTGAATAGGTACGTCCCCTTATGACTGTAAGCTCCGCTGAAACCGTCAGCATAACCGGCTCTCACAAAATACACCATCACTCTGTCTGAATCTATAGCATCCCAGTAATCCGCGAATATGTATTCACCAAGGCCAACTATTCCATTGCTGTTGACATGGCTCGTCACGTCTATAAAAGCACTACTGCGAATACCGGAAGCCACTGCCAAACCATTACCGCTTTGAACAACCTCCCATTGGTTAAACAACACACCGCTCGAATCCAAACCGCTAATCTCGTAAGGATAGCCGCTATCGCTTTCTAACCCGATATAATAACCATTACGGTTCACAAGTTTACCAACTTCGTTCATCCTGAAGTTTAATATATCTCTTGCTTCGCCTTCGTTTATTAAGTCAGGTGCTATCTCGCTGTTAAGCCCTTTAAATACGTTAGTGGTTTGTTTGGCGTACATAATAAATCCTGTTTACCTTTTGATTTTAAATTAACTTTCTTTTTTCCTAAGAACAAATCAACTCTTGCTCTTACTCTTATCTTTAATCCTCTGATCACTCTGCCGTCTGCGTGTATGTATCGGCTCATTAGTTCTGCCGCTTCTTCCATCTTATAGTTATTTACTAATTCGATGATACCCGTGGATAAAGAACCTAGATTGTAAACGTGGTCGGCCAAAGCCACCCACTCGTAGTCGAATAATTGTACTGTAATTTTGTCTTTTAAATAACTTTCGCATTGTACTAATTCATTGAAAAATAATCTATCTGCTAATTCTTGTGATATTCTGTTAGTATTGCCGCGTCCCCATGACGTTCCATATCCTATCGTTCTGTTACCGCCTGAGCATGTGTAGGCCGTAAGCCTGCAACCCTCTTGCGTCTTTATAAATTTCGCCGCTTGCATCCACCTTGTATCTACATCTTGACTAAGCCCACGGGCTGATATTATAATCCCTAGAACTATGATGAGAATACTCCGGTAGAAATAATTTAGCGAACTCGATTTCCTCTTTATATCTTTTCTCATATTGCATAAAATTCGGACTCCCAGCACTCATAATATATTCACTTACTGCATACATCAAAAAACAGCGTTCGTAAGGAGCCAATAGAGGATTTACCCTCGTGCTCTCAAACATAGTCTGAAATGTTGTATCTAGTGTTGGTATGCTATTTGTATTAAGATCATACCAGGCATCCCAATATGTATAGTAGTTGAATACAGGTGTACTCGTCCCTGCTGTCCATAGCGGTGTGCCAAAGGCTGGAATATCCGGTTTATAAAATATCAGTATCTCATCAGGTTCGCAAGGCTCCATGCCTTTGCTAAACCTGATTTCGTTATCGTGAATTGAATAACGTGTACTGTCGTCATTATAGGCGTAACCGCGGTGATAATCTAATAATTTTGTATCACCATAAAGCCCGTTATACATTTTTTCGTTATACGCGTCCCTCTCTTTCACCCCCATCGGAACACACAGACGCCCATTGCCATTGGCATCAACGTCTTTTATCTGTATGATTCGTAAATAATCAACAGGAATCGTAAAGTACGGCTCCTGCGCGGCCTTAAGAAATGTTATTTTCTTCTCTAAATACTCAGTCTCCCTCTGAAACTGCTGCATGCCGCGGGTAAATGACCGCATAAAGGTTACTTCGTCTGTCGGAAGTTTCTCCGTGTATAGACGCAGCGCAATTTGATAATCTGAATATAATTCTCTAAATGTTGACATTGCTTAACCTATGATTGTTTACTTTCTATATTTAATTCTCTTTCGGCGATTATTGCATCATAATTGCCTTGTATAATTTTTGTTAGCTGGTCTATGTCGCTTTTCAATATCGGGTACGATCCTTCAGGGCTTGCTTTCTTCAAGCACATCATTATCGTCTGCAATATTACTAATTCCTGCAAATCGCCTACATAAACCGTCTCCGCATCCGCGAACTCTAAATCGTCAAGCATAGCTAAATACCATATCTCGACTTTAACCGTATCCGGGTCCGGGTCTGCTATGCTAAATAACGTTCCCTGCGAACCGTCCAGCCCGCCTACAAATATACTCTTGCTTAGTACATCAGTATTAGTAGAACTCTGCCCTATGTTGTATATCGGCTGTAAAATAAACGGCGTTGTCCAGCTATTCATGCTTATATGGTGTATCTCGGTATGCTCGGCTTTTCTTGCTTGTCGCGAGTAGTTTATTCTGTCCTGCGTCCAGTTTACTTTAACAACAATTTCTTCTATGAAATTCGCTGGCAAAGGAGCCGGATATAAAAATATGTTCTTAAAATTCACACTCAAATAATCTTCTGCTGTTGGAAATATGTTGGTTTGATATATACGGCCAAACCTTTCAGGCATAGCTTTCATCACATAACGCTGTATAGTCTTGCGGACTATATTAACGTATGTCATTATTTCTAAATTGCTAAGGTCAGCGGCTACAGTGTAGCGGTGTATCCTGCTCTTAACTTCCTCTATATAAGTCCTGCCATCCATTCATTTTCCAGTTTAATTCTTCTTGTGTGTAGAAAGATTGCGGCGTGTTGCGCTCAAGAGCTTTCTTTTCTGATATTTTAAGCTGTGATAATCTCTGTACAATCACATAGGATTCTTGATTAATCACGTCGTATATTTGTTTCATGTCGTTAGGCGTACCTATTAATAGCAGTATTCTTGCGGCTATCTCTAGTATCGCCAAATTCTCGTATTCGTTTGGTATCGGAACTAAGTCTGTTTTGTTTACCATGTCCGGCGGTTCGCCGTAGTAAGTCAAAGTAGCGTAATCCGCTCCGGCCTCCGCACTAAAGAATAGCTTTATTCTCTGTTGGTTCGGTGTTACCGAAGTGTCTAAATCTCCAAACAAAGTATATATCGGAGAAATTGCCGTTGACTGTACAAAGCTGTTTCTTGTGTCCGCGTTAGTAGTAATAAAATATTCCCTCGGATGCGAATACCTGGCTTCTCTATAATTGCCATCCGCGCTATGTATTACACATCTTACCTTGTCAATATAATCCAAAGGTATAACATCGCCGCTTGCCATGTTCGACGAATACTTTTGGTAAGCCCACCCTTTGTAAGGGAGCGTTTTCGATGCGACATATTTAAATACTCTGTTTGCTGTTTTTAAAAATGTTCCCCAGCCTATGTTTACGCCGTTGTCAAGTTTCTTTAATACCTGATACACCAGCGTCTCTAGTTCTAGCATGTTCATATTCGAGTAACTAATCATTAACCATTTCCTCGAATTTGTTTATCATTCCCATCTCGCGTACCGCTATGTTAGCTCTTTCGTATTCCATTACGTCCCTGTTGTTCAATATCTCAGCCGCTAAAAATACTATCTTATGGTGGTATTCCCTAGGTAATATTAACGAACTTGTATAAAACTCGCCGGCAGTTCCGCTAGGCAGTGTTCCCGATACTACGAAAGTCTTCGGTTTAGCCACATAAAAGAGCGTAGCGACGTTTTTATGGTTCGGGTCGGTAAAATATACCTCTTGGTCTTCTAAACCGCTTACGTGCGTGTGTAGCACGGTATAATAAGCACTGAAAGTTCTTACGCCGGATAAAGTATAGGTGTCGTGCTGCCAGAGTTGGTTTGTGTCAATATAAGTAGCATTGTACATGCCGTTATAAGCACCGCTTGTTCCATCTCCGCTAGCCCAAAGCCCTCTTGGATACATAATGTCATAGCCGCTGGAGTCAACGTTAAATTGAAAATCAGTTGCAGGATTATATCCAGGAGCGTCCGCGGATTTCATAGTGACTGTTCTATAAGCAGGTCTTAATCCCCTTTCGTCCGATTTCTTGACAAGCTCGCCTAATATCCGAAACTGTGCTTCTTGTATAGCTCTTTCTATTTCGCCGTACTCAAACCACTCACGGTCATAAAATCCCTCGTCAAGGAATATTTCTATAGCTGATATGATTTCTGCTTTGATCACTATTTCCCGCCCATTAATAACTTAAGTAGGTATTTAGAATATTCTAATATTGTATTGAATGAAGTTTCGTCAACGTTCACGCCTTCTCTGTTTGCCCGCGCTACCATCTTGTTCTTAAACTCACGTTGCGTCTGCGGCTCTTTAAAGCCTAATACAGTAGCACCGAGTTCGCAAATAACGCCTAAATACATGTCGTCTTGAAAAGCTATATTGTCACCCGATGTTACTATAGCCGGAGGATATTCGTAATAGTATATTTTAAAATCATACCATTGGGTTGTATTATAATATAAATCATCGTTTATTAATCCGATAGTAGTACTGGAGACTGTATCGTATAAATACGGTATAGCGTTCGCACCTAATAGTATTTCTGCACGGTATGGTATTCCTGCGCCGTCTAGCACATATCCTTCTGCCGCATAGGCAAAATTAACCGGAAAAGCCGGATTGGCTTTGACATAAGGAACTTTACACATCAAGAAACCCAATAAATGAGAATCCTGCGATTCAAGAATATAGTCCACGAGCATATCCTGTGCCATGTTTAAGCATAGTAATATCTCGTCGTCGCGGTAAAAAGAACCTCTCCGAGCGTTTGTCGGCAAATCGGCTCCTATATCTTCCATGCGCCGTCTAACTATATCTATCATCTGTGTAGTTGTCATTATTCCATCATTCCTTGTTCTTCATTACCATAACCCATTTCTTGCGGCATACCTTGCATCGGTGCGGAACCCATTTGTTCCCGAGGCGGCATTTCTCCGCCTTGTGGAGCTTGCATACCCCCGCCGCCCATTGGCGGTTGCATAGATTGCTGCGCCTGCATGCCTTGATCCATCATCTGCGCGGACTTGCCTAACAACTCTAACATCTGTGCGGCTTCGCGCTGTTGCTTCTCTAACTGTATCTGACGGAGCATTATATCCATCTTCGTTTCTTCTAACTCTTTGCCTTTTTGATGTTGCTTGGCTTGCATAACAGCAAGGTTGAACATCAAAGCGTCTTTGTTCTTCTTGTCCTCTTTGTTCAAAGGCGGCATCTCGTTAGTATTGTTTTCTTGATTTATCATTGTTATTTCCTATTATGTTGGAGTTTCTTCTGGTGTTTGTTGGTCGCCAGCTATATGGAACCAATCTGCTTCTGTGTCTATTCCTATTGCCATATAAAATTCTTTACTATATGTATCATACATAAAATCACCTATTTTGTTAGGCGTTGTAAGCGGCAAATCTACATTCGCATGTTCTTCATCACTTGAATCATAAGTATATGTTATAGGTATTCTGCTTTCTAATTTTAAAAGCCGCTCTAATAAATCCAAATATTCTTTCTTGAATGCCCGCTCAAGTTCTATTAATGACATATTCATGCCACGCTCCGTCTATATTATTTATTCGTATTCTTTGTCATGTGAAGTGAGATAGCGTCTTTCATACTCTTGTTCGCGCACGATAGATTCGGGAAGTTTATTCTCGTATATCACTACATCAAACAAATCTGTATTTCTTAAGAAATCTATCTGGCTTTTATTGTTCGTGAGGTATGCGCCTCTTTTGAACATAATTTGTTCTTCATCGCCGGTTTTAGTATTTTCATACTTGATCGTTGTTTCGTAATCTGTCGAACAGAATATTACTTCTTCGTAAGGCTTTTTGTTGGGTGCTTTGTTAGCTTCCCATTGCTTTTTCACGTATGCGTAATCGTGATTTTGAGCTATATGCGATAAAGTGTTCTTTACCTTGCTCAGTTTTATAAAATTATCCGCCATAGTCGTTGCTCCTTGTATGTTTTAAAATTATATACGGTATATCTATACCTTTTTTGTTTTTGATTCGAGCATATTCTTAATTCTTAATCTGCCCTGCTCGTTATTTATAGGCTTTGTTGTATCTGTCTTGGTAGTGTCGCTGGTAGTTTTAGTTGTCGAATCCCATTTCTTGGTCATTTCGTAGCCTTTCTTTGGGTCTCCGCCGGTTTTCTGGTATTTCCAACTGCCGTCTGCGTTCTTCTTGTTAAACTTGCCTTGCGCTGTTATGTCTGCCATGTCATCCTCTTTAAATAAAAGGGCGAGGACACCCCGCCCTTGATTCTAAACAATTAACTATATACTAGTATCTGTGCCTTTGCTTACATAACCATAGAATGTATCGTCGGCTGTGCCGGAAGTATTACGAGGTTCGTAACCTTGTTCCGCAGTCGGATCCCAGTAGTTCAAGAAATCGTCAGGATTCATAGTCTTGGTGATTTTAAATGCTTCGGAATAATACGGATTGCATCCATCAACTAATGCCAAAGGCAATGTTAATGCAATAGTACCGTCGCCGCTTGCATCGCCTGTACCAACACTCATAAATACTTGGCCGGTGCGGTATGTTGAAGTACCGTATGTTACTGAACCGGTTTCTACGCTGTACCATGCACCGCTTGTGCCTGGAGTAACACCTGCCGAAGCATCCAACAAAGGAGCTTCGAAGAATGTTGAACCATCCCATCCGCTTCTTAATGAGCCTAATGTAGCACCTGTAGCAGTAGTCAATGTTAATGTACCCATACCTACTCTCTCCGCGCGTGATGTCCAAGTAGTACCTGCGGTATTGCCCGATAAGTCTGCCGGACGGATGAACATTAAATCGCTGTAGAATGTTCCGCTCTTGTCGAAAGCATCTATTACATAACCGGAGGTTGGTGTTCCTGTGGCTGAGTTGCCGTCGCGTGTAGTATTATCGCCAACGGTTAATACGCCGTTGAAGAAAATGTGGCGGCTTTGACCTTCTTCGGTCAACAGCATCAAACCTGGGTTTACTGAAATATATCTCATGTTGTTATCTCCTTACACAAACGCTTGTGAATTATAAGTTTTGAGTAAAGCGTGATGTTGTTCCAAATGGAAAGCAATAGTGCCTTGCCATTCTATCATCATTTTCTTATCGCGTTCATTTGCTAATGTGTAATCTTTTGTTTCAAAGTCTTTTACAACTCTTAATTCTTGCTGTGAAGGATCAATCACGGCCAACCAGTTAGTCATTTCTGTCTGTGGTTGGAAGATATTGTTTGCTTGAAGCAAGCCTAATTTAAATCCGCCTGGGATTAAATAAGATTCAATATCTAAACCAAATGATTTGCCCACGTCCTCCGGTGAAAGACCTGTAGTTCTGCGATAGTCTTTGAAGCTATTAGCAAAATTCTTGTTTAACTGTTGTCCAATCAAACCAATTTTCTTGTTGTCTTCGCCGAAACGGAACCCTTGGTCAAGCAAGAATGATTGTATCATCATTTCATAGTCTGTGACTTGGAACGGATTGTAGTAAGCGACATTGGTTTTTACTGTATTCAAGAAGCCATTCATGTGAAGCTCTGTTCTCTTACCGGTTCCGTCTATAGAACGTTTACCGAAGAACATGTTCTTTTCAATAGCGTCTTTGAATTTTTGCCACGATTTTTCAACTTGGAAATCCCAATCCGGTTTTGTCAGTTTGGTTTGAATCCATGCGTATTGATCCTCTGTCATCTCGACTACTGCTTCTTGGTGCTCTACGAAGTTACAGTTGTACATGATGTCGAACTGTTGCCCGATAGACTCAATCTTTTGCGATTCTACCAAGGTATGGCCGATAAAGTTTACGTAATTAGTAGTAATTTTCTTCAAGCCGAAAGGTTTGATATTCTTTACTACGATACAGCCTTCTTTACAAGTGCTCACCATTGCCTGTCCTGTCACACCTGTGCCAGCTACGCTGTCAGGCACTAATTCAGGTGCAGTATGGTTATCGCCAAGGTATTTAACCGCTGTCGGGGTCATAATTACTTCAACTACATCGTCAGTGCCATGGATATAGAACTTATCCTGTGGTTGCCAAATCATTGATCCTTTTGTTTCAGGGCGTGTCAAGCCTGCTAATTCAATCAAAGCGTATCTTTCCCAGGCTACCGCTGTCGCTTCGCCCATCGTCGCTTGATTGATTTTGTCCAGTGAGTTCCAATTATGATACTCGCGTACCACAACTTTTGTACCTTTAGGTTTCGCGCCTCTTTTGAGGATTGAACTCGCTAAGGTTAAGAATGGTGTTCTCTGATAGTTCAATTCCCGAATATCTGAGGATATATCCTCAAATACCTCACGAGGATTCGCGGAGGTAGAACTTCTCGGATTTGCCACCCTTACTTTGTTGTTATATTCATTTTGCATGTAATTTATCCTCTCCTTTGGTTTGTTTTTAAATTCATGCTAATTAAAATAGATTGTCTATTCTTTTTTGATTTTCTCGTCTTGCTTCTGCCGGCGTCATCTTTTCCCAGTCAACGTCTTTCTCTTTTGTTGTCACTTCTTGCGCGGCAATTGTCTTTAATACATTGGGAATGCCAGCCTGTTTATTCATTTTGCTTGCCGCTGTTTGTTTCGTGCCTGGTATCTTCGTCTTTGCCGCGTCAGGGAAAGCGGAGATTAATAATCTCGCTACCATCTTCTCTGTCATAGGCAGTACCGGCAATCCTAATTTTACGCGTTCCCGTACCTGTTCGCCGTATAAATCGTCATACGCGCGGGACAATACATCTATGTTGCCAGTGCTCGCTTCTACGCCCGCCTGGCTCATTTTTTCTATAATTATCTGACTATTCTTGTCAGTAGTAGATTTCTCCACTTGCTGATTTTTCATCGCCGCTAATTCATTCTGCATGCGCTGTAATTCTTTCTGTACCTTTGGCGGTAGCGGTTCTTCATCTTCTTGCGCCGGTTGCCCGTCTGTTTCTAAGTGAATCTTAAATAACGCCTCTAAAATAGTCTTATCGTCGTATCCTTCTGCTCTGTAATGCACTATATCCTGCATCACTTTACTTCCCGCGTAAGCATCTACTATAGCATCTAATTGATTGCTCGCTTGCTTCGGTGTTGCTTGTGCCGCTGGCGTTTCCGGCTGTATGCCGAAATTTAAACCAAAGAACGTTAAATCACTATCGTCGTCTTCTACTTCCAGCTCCGGTTCTTCGATCTCCGGCTGTTCTAATTCAGGCTCGTTTTCCAAGCCATTTTCTAATTCATCTTCCATATTATTGTTGCTCCTGTAATACACTATTTATCTCTTGTTCACTTGGAGTTTTTGCCTGCATAGCCGCCAACTCCTGCTGTGATTTTACTAAATCTTCTTTTGCCATCTCTATATCTTCAACGGCACTTTCTATTTCTTCTTTTTGTTTTTCGACTTGTTTTAACTGAGTACGCAGATTGCTGTTCTCTACGCCTTTCAGTAGTTTTTGATATTCCATTAACTGCGCTTGCAATTCCGAATACTTCTTGCTTAAGTCTAAATCTTTTAAAAGTTCTTCTTTCTCGGTCTGCGGGAAGTCCGATAGTTTAAGCATTATCGGCATCCATACGTAAGGTGAAATCGCTCCGCCGGAAGTTTGCAATATCTTAGTCAATTGTTCTAAGTTTTGCTGTTTAACTGTTGCGCTGTTTACCGCCTCGTCAACAGTAATATCTACTTTTAATTCACGTAATGTGTCTAAGAAACCATCGTCTAAATTAACTATATCTATGTCTGTCTGCCCGACAACACGCATTATCTGCGCTTCGCTCATATAATTCTTAATCCACCATACCATACGCAAGGCTACATTCTTTTTCCAAAGTCTTAGGTTATCATACATCGGAAGTCTAGCCAACCCGCCTTGTTGTGCGCGTATAGCTGCTGCCTTACCTGATTCACTTGCGCTTTCGCCAGTACCATTTAAGTTACTGCCTCCGGCGATAGATTCTATTGCTGATGTTGATAATTGAATACCCGCGAACATTTCAGGATTAACCTGTATGTTCGGCAACGGACGCAATGCTTCGTGATTCATAACCGGAATAATAGTAGCTGTCTTACTCACTTCCGCGCGTAAATCTTCTAGCGTAAAATCCCTTCTTAACAAAGTAGTAATAACACTCATACCTTGTTTCATCTGCTTGCCGACTTGCAAATCCCATTGCGATAACATTCTGTTTATCATAGTCTGCGGATGTATCATATCGTTTACTACAGCGGTGTAATCACCATCATCATCGTAAGCGCAATACACTACATAAGGGAAATCATTCATTGCCGTCATATAGGCGCGTATTACTTTGTCGCCTACCATTATAGTCTGATATATTCGGTTTACTTGTTGGCTATGTATTTGAACAAGCTGGCTGCCCTGTTCGTCGTATATCGCTGTGCCGTCGGCTGTGTATTGAGTTATCAACCCGTCAAAGAAATCCGTAGCTTCTGTTTCGTCCGAGAACTTTGTTATGTTGCCGGCTAATTCATCGCTCACTAACCATTCTAATACCATATAGCGTTCATAGTGCTCAAATATGTCCACCATCTCGTTATTCCAGCGCGCTAAAGCATCTACTTCGCGGTTAGTTTTCTCGTTATATACAAAACCGTCAGGCGATCCTTGCGCGTATATTTCTTCTACTTTGTCAGGGAATAACGTTCCGGCTTCTTTCTTTGTAGTATGCTGTACTCTGCCCATCCAAGAACAGTCCGACTTGTCTTTTTTCTTTGAATTTAAGTCCCAATATAATTGGTTGAATGGTATTTTCTCTACAAAAGAATAACCAAAATCAAGGTCTTCGCTTTCCCATCTTACCGAGCAAGCTCCAAAACCTTTGACTACGCCGTCTTCAAAGACTTCCGTCTCCACAATGTCAATGTCTGAGTTTTGCTCAGTCCATTTTAAAATATGTTGTAATAATTCCACTTTGTTTTCATCGCCTGGTTCGCGCGGAAGCAATTTAACATCCATACGAGTTTGTATCTGCGTACCTATCATGTGGTCAACGTATCTCTTTATGTAGTTAAATACATACGCTATACGCTGCTGTACTTCGTGCAAATGTTTCTCTTGGTCTGTCCACTGATTACCCTTGCGCCACTCGGCGTTTCTATGTCCTATTCTTTGTTTAGCATGGAAAGCGTCACGCACCTCGTCAAAATCCTTTCTGACTTTTGTTCTGCGCGCTTCAACGTCTTTCGTATCTATTATATTTTTATTTACTAATTGCATTTATTTCCTTAGTATATTGCCGCCACGGATGCCGTTTCATAAGCACCGTAAAGTAATTTATCTCTTAGCCATTCTATACCGTCGTTTTCGGATTTATCGTCTGTTGGATTGAGTGCTGCGTTACGTATTATTTCCTGCATGGTATATGTCGGTAGTTGCAATCCCGATATTACTGCATAACGCAAAGCGTCAGCCGCATCGTCAGCACCCTTTGTATCCAAATCCATCTTTTTCTTATTATCGGTAGAGGCTACGTATTGTAGCGAAGGTAGAGTAGTAATTAGCGTCTGGCAGTCTTCGAAGAAATACATCAAAGATTCTTTGCCTATATGTTGTTCGTGGTCTAACCATTGCTTTAATAAAGTCCAGCCCGTCACGCGGTCATTGCTTGCCGGTATTAATGGCATACCCTCTCCCATAAACAGCATTGCCGCGGACTGATCCGCCTCGCTTCTTCTGTTGCCATTGCCGTACATACTAGGGTCGCAAAAATAACCCTGGATTTCCTCATCCCCCGATAATTCTTTTATGTCGCGTATAAATGTTTCTATTGAATGCGAACTTGTGTATTCACGGTAAACATAGGTTTTAAAATTTTCTGGATTCTGAGCCAGCCATAAGCACACTGTCGGATGCTCTTTGGTAAAGCCCATGTCTATGCCGCATATTCTTAACCAATCGTCCGGTATGTCGAAAGCGGGAATAACGTGAATGTTTGCGTTGAACTCTGTAAAATATTGCCCAAAGAAAACATTCCAATCGCCTTCTAACCATGCCCTGCGCTGATGTTCCGGCAACGCTTGTAGTTTTAATATATAATCAGGGTCATTGTCACAAACGCTTGGATTATCGTAAGCGGAACTAAAAACGTATTTAAACTTATCTTTAAAAGTCAATTCCGCTGGCGACCAACGGCTATAGTCGGGACTGATAAAATGCGTCTTAAACCAATGGTCACTCCTGCCACCTGGATTGCCCGTCATTAAAAGACTAGGAACAAAGCCAGGGAATCTGTCTGTCTTACGTAAAGAACCGGTTATCTTAACTATAGTGTCCTCTAAATGCGTATTCGCCTCATCAAGCACAGCAAACTGAAACTCAATACCTAATACTTTTTCCAAATCCTTCGCCGAATCTAACGGCTGAAACTCTATCATTGACCCATTCTGAAAAACAAAAGCGTTGTTCTTGCGGTCTAATCTATATCCAAAGATTTTTTCAGGGAACATCCATTTCTTGCCGATGAAGTTTTTTCTTAATTCCGGCAGGGTTCTACGAATGACAACACAAGTTAGTCCTGGATACCTGCAACACAATACCATACAAGCAGCTAACGCCAAATAGCTTTTCCCACCTGACCTCGCACCTCCAAAAAAGATATAGTAGCCAAGCCCAATCATATCCATGACTTGCCTTTGTTTCGGATGAAGTTTAATATAATCGCTCATCTTCTTAGCCATTATATGTCATCCACTAAATCTTCTTGTTCTTTTGGTTTGTTCAATCGTTTTTCCAAATGGTCTGCATATTTCAATATCGCCAAGTCTGCCTTGATCCTTGTCTCCGGTACTATATCAGGGTCATGTAATACGCCGTACATAATCATACTGCCTCTCACTAACATAGCGTCTATAAGGCCTTGCGTCTTGTCTATATCTAATACTACAGGCAAATCATTGCTCTGTATCATTTGATATAATTTTATCTGTTCGGGCGTCTCCGCGGTATCTGTCAATTTATCTGTCATTTTGGTAGTAACGGGGCAAGTGTCTATTTATTGCAAACATAAAAAAAAGTTGCTATGAACAAACATAACAACTTTTCTTGTGTCTTAGAACCTTAAAATAATTCTAGAAGATTGCCGCGGTTTTTGACCACGTATATGTATTTGGATACGCCTCGGTCACACTGTATTCTGTAAATCTTCTATAACCGTCGTACCATCTCATGTATTTGCCTTTCGGTTTCTTCTCTAACCCGCGCATGACAGTCGCGTATTTGCCTCTCTTAAGCATATAGAGATGAATACCGGCTTTAGTGTAGGCTCTGTATAATTCCCGCCAAGGAGGCAGGCTGTCGCATTGTTTTAATTCGATAGCCATACCGTAGGCGTGTGCGTACATGTATCGTAAATGCTGCATGCGGGAAGTATCAACATAGAACCCGCAGGTTATCTCAGGATAATCGTAATTAGCGTAAAGAAAATCTAATAACTTTTGTATCTCGTCGTTTATTATTATTGCTCTATAAGGTGATTTGTTAAACATCTTAACAGTAATAAACGATTTCTTGTTGCCCGCCAATACTACATCGGCGTCTGTCTCCATATTGTATATTCTGTAATGCTTAGGCTTCCGGTTCACCTTGCGGTATAAACTGTCGATATAGCCTGCTTTAAGGGCTATATTCCGTACTCCCCTGAGCATAGTTCCTAAGCGTTCACCTGCTGAAGTCACTTCGTTGAAATAGAACTTTATAGCGTCTTCTTCCGCCGCTTTCCATATATCTCCTGCATCGCGAAATGACTGCATTTGCTCTTTCTTCATTTCAGAATCTAAAACTGCTATCGGTTTTTTAGCCATTGGTTTCTCCTATTGTTTTTAGTTGCAATATTTTTAATACGTGTTCTGCGCCTACAAGAAACGCCTCTTTGCGCAATTCTTCTTCGTAACAATCTTTATAGTAGTCGTCTGCAAATGTCTTTATCTTTTTCAGTTCTTCCGTTTTGTTGATCTTGTTTTTCAGGCGTATCATTTTTAAAATCCCCATATAAATGATATTGCATCGCGCACGTCTTCGTTAGCGCGCTTTATTCCTGTATATTTAGTTACTTTCGCAATTGACCACTTAGCGTTCCCTTTCTTCGGAACGCAGAGGTCATAAGGCACTTCGTTGCGCTGGCACCATTCCATAATCTTAATGCCTACTCCGTGGTTCATACCCGTGCCTACGGATATTCTATTTTTAACCTTGTTCTTATAACTTTCTTTCGCCGCGGGCGTAGCATTTTGCATATTTTGCGGTATCGCTGGGTCGTGCCAGTTAGTCTTTGGATTCTCCCAGCCTGCGCCGAGTTTTACTTTTATCTCTTGCCCTTTTGTCAGTTTCATCTTTTGTAGGTACGCTATTAAATCCCAAAAATCCATAGGAGTTCCTGTAATTTTCTTAGTAATTGTATTGTATTCCGCTACGCCGTTTTTGCGTAAGTCTGGGTCTATGCCAATGAGTATCATTATTCTTCCTTTTTATACATTAAGTTATTATAATCCTCAAAATAAAATACAATTTGATATGATTTAGGAACTACCCTAACAATACCATACCTTTTAGCAATTTTGTAGATATTAACCCGATTGCTTAACCTATCTGGCAAAAGCATTAATTCTCCTCGGAATTTTTCAAGCGACAGCGTCGATTTATAATTATTGCAACTAGGGCAAGAAGGCACCATATTCGATTCTACATCTCGATGCTTATATTTATCGCCTTTGCCTCGCTGAAGCGGTTCTACGTGATCTATGTGCCAATTATCACCAAGTACGCAGCCGCAGTAAGCACAGCGTCCGCCGTATTTATTAAAAATTCTTTTTCTGGTTTCTTTTGTCATACTACCGTTCCTATCTTATTGCAACAATAACTCGGAGCAAATTTTGCTATCACGTTGTCAATTCTCTTGTCCCGTGCTTCTTGGTTTTGCAGTTTGTTCATTTTACGTACTAAATTATAAATCAATTCTTCGTCTAATATTACCATATCAGGAGTAAATCTCCTGCCTGTGTATTTAGTTACTCTGTGGTTGTCGAACCAGTCGCGGATAAATTGCTGTTCGATAACGCCGACTCTTGCGTAATACAATGCTCTAAAATGGTGGTTCTTCATATTTGCTCATATCCTCAATTGGTTCATTTTCTATGTTATCTAATACAGTTGACAAGTCTCTCATTCTATCGTATCCGTCTATCCAATACCGTTGCGTATCTCTGTCAAAGTTATACTCCGAGCTTCCGCCAATCCCCATAAATTGAGGATGCTTAATCTTCTCGTGGTCAACCATCATATTGCCTTGTAAAGTCTTGTATATTATAGTTCCATAATCCGGTATGTTCTTAAAGTGCGCCGAACCGGCAATGTTGTATAGTTTAGGTTTCTTATACGTTCCGTCCGCGTTAGTTTCCATCTTTGTCGGGTGAGCTACAAGAATATAATGCACGTCGTGGTCACGTGCGAAGTACTTCATTTTATTTAAAGCCATAGCGTAATATTGATCCGCATTCATAAACTTAGGTATCTGTTGTTCCACAGTATTCCAAGGATCAACAATGCACAATTTACAGCCATGCTTCTGTACTTCAAAATCAAATGCCTCGTGTATCTCGTCGAGGCTTGCTATTTTGTCTGGATATACGTAATGATAATATTCATTTATGAATGCGTAAGCTCTCATCATTTGTTCTTCGGACATGTGTCTTTCGCCTCCTGGTATAAACGGCTCTCCTACTAATTGAGAGGCTATTCTCTGTCCGTGAAGTTCAAGGTCTGCGTTCTCGGGAGTGTAATAAGCTATATGCCAAGCGTTGTTTATCGCAAGCAGTACCGATTGGTAATCTACCCAAGTACTCTTGCCGTCGCCTGGAATGCCTGTAACAACATGAAAGGCTTTCGTAAAATATTTTAAATGCCTGTCAAAGTTCGGGACACCTGTAGTAGCTCCGTGAGTATATCCATGTCTGTATAATTGGATAAATTCATCTTTCCTGTTCGACATAGAGAATACGTCTTGCGCTGGGAATAGCGTAGCGGAAGACACCATGGCTTTCACAGCATCAACTCCGTGCAGCATTAGCACTTCGTTAGCATCTTTGCAATCCGTCGGATAAGTAATTTTATAGCATTTCTGCTTCCCAAATCTTCGTATAAACTCTCTCTGTAAATACCGCCCTACTAAATCGTTGTCGGTTGAAATAAGAAATCTTTTTACATCCTGAAGATATGGCAGACATTCATCTATGTATTTATATTCCATAATCTTGTCGCCTTTAGGAATAATCCCTCCGTTCGGTATGGATATAGCATAGTGGTATCCTGCTACTTCGTATGTAAGAGCATCTATTTCGCCTTCTGTTATAATCACTGTATCAGATTCAAAGACATCGTTTAATTTATAAAACACAGGAGCGGCTGATTTCGCCGACTGAAAATCTTTGTCTTTGGTTCGATACTTCGCATTTACTACTTGGTTCCCCAAGTGGTAATTAAATACTATAAACTTCTTTTTTACACCGCTGCGGTCTAACCGCGTTTCTGCTTTAATATTATTTCTAAGGATTACTTCTTCTGTAATTCCCCGTTCCGTTATCAGCCAGTCTTTTGCCGGCAATGGTAGTGCTGTTTGTCGCTTTGTGTCTATAGGCGCGTAATTCGGCTTGTATTCTCTTTCTGTGTTCACGTTTCCTACCCATCCGCAATGATGGCAAAAGAACCCTCCCGTGCTCACATCTATGCCTAATACAGGCTCTGTTGATTTGTTGCGCCCTTTAGAGCATAATGGACAGCGGACTTTCTGCCATCCATTACGCTCTTTTAGCCCCACCACATTTAAAACGGAGAACATTTGTATAATTTCTAGTTTAGAATGGTGGTTTTTAGTCACTCGGTTTCGCTCCGTAAAGTTTTATAAACTGCTCGTAAGTTATTTCAGGATACACGTCTTGTGCACGAGATTCAAAATATTCTTTGCTTTTAGTACTGCGTATCTGTAGTATTTCGTTATCGTAATTCTTAACTAATAAATACTTGTCAGTCCAGTCAGTGCGTTCATCTGTCTTGCCATCTTTATAGTTTTCCCGTATAGTTATCAAAACCGACCAATATTCTTTTTCGCAACTCAACTTCATCTTAAAAGAATTAATTTTCATTGTCATTACTCGTGCTCCTTTGTTAATTGCTCATATTCCTCAATTAATTTTCGTAACTTACGAGACAATATGTACATATTGGTAGCATCTAACCTCATATAAGCAGAATTGCTAAAATGGGTTATGCCTATTTTTAGTTCATAATCACCGGTTCCGTCTTCCAGTAAACCAGATGTTTCTAGTCTGTCTCCATCGTCGTTCCACAAATTTATTCCTATGTTTGGCATAAATAAATTCCTAAATTAGTGTCGTACTCTGTATATTTCATAAGTTCTCTCTTTTTAATAAATTCTAATAAATCTGATAAATCACTTATAATTTCTTCGTGCATAGTTTCATAAGGGTAATATTCATGCGTTGCTATAGAAAACAAATCGAATGTTATTACCTCTTTCAATTGCTGCTCGATTAGTTGAAATATGTAATATTTGCAGGATGTAGCACCCTCAAATATGTCTAAATATACTTTCCATTGCATAGAAAGCAAAAACTCATTGTATGTGTCTCTGTCGTAGTCAGGGAATTCGTCATGTATAAAGTCCCCTGGCTTGCTTCCGTATTGTGTTTTATATTCGTTAATTGTAGTGTATTTAAGATTATCTACCATGCCGACTAAAGTTATAGTTTGTCCGTGGACATTGTACTCTTTAACGGCTTTGTGTTCGTTTATACCGCCTACAGCTTCTTTTTTTGCTTCAAGGCATTCCTGTATCATAGCGGCGGTATATTTTAACGGCTTCTTGAAAACATCCGGCTTGTAGTATATATACTCGTTTGTAGCCTGGTTGTAATATAACTCAGGTTCGTCCAGTATAGCATGCAGAGCTGTTCCATAGAACATAAATTTCGACTGCATAGATTTACGCATTATAGCTAACACCATAGCGGTATCATCTATCTGCGATACACCGTACTTCTGTACGTCGGTTATATACTTCCGCCAAGTGTCTAAAAGCGTAGTTGATATTCTATTGATTATCATTACTTTAACTCAAATTTGTAAACAGGATTCTCCGCAAGAATAAAACAGAATTTAGTCGTGTGACCTGTTTGATCTTCGCAATATATTCTGTTCTCATCTAAAGATATTTTATTAACATGATAATAATCATCTATGTCTGTAGAATTAACATAACTATATCCGTCGCTAAAATAAAAACTATCTCCGACTTTTAGTTCTTTTATCATAGTTTTTGTAACTTTAATATATTTGTCTAACTGCCCTCCGCCTGTACAATGTACTTCATACAAATGAAAATAAGTTGTACATAATGTTCCTTTTGTGTCCCAATGATATACTTTCGTTCGATTCGTTGTTGTTCCTGGTGTTTGATTCATAAAACCAATATACTTTTCCCCGTCTTTTTCAACTACCGCAAGCAATGGAAAATCACTTGTTTTTATTTCAGGCTCTATCGGTTTCGCCCATGCTTTGAATTGGTCAAATGTGATTTCGGGGCTGTTGTCGTCATTGAATGTAGCTTTGTAATTACTACAATGCGTCAATACATCACGATTGTCGTATCTTGTAAATAAATATCTCTGTTTTGTGTTTTTTATTTTCTTATTGCCGCTATACCATGTACCCTTATTTGCCATTATCCATTTCTGTACATATTCGCTTTGCTCCGGTGTAACCTGTATCTTAAACTTAGGGATTTCGCCTTTCTCTAAGGCTATTTTGATGGCTTTGAGTTCTACCGATTTCAGACATAATGTACTTGCATATATCATCCACATGTCATCAAGCGTTTCCTTTGGAACTTCATTCGCTTCGTCTATCCTCATAGAATTAAAGGTTATCCCTTTTAATTCATTCTGCAACTTATCTTTATCGTATTCTAAAGATTTAATTTTTGCTTTTAACGAAGTTATTTCTGAATTAGCGTATCCCTCTGCTTCGCGGGAGTTCCACAAACTATCGTGAGTTTCATCTAATTCAATGCAAAGCCTGTCGTTCTCTTTTTTATATTCAGCTAATTTGGCTTCTAATTTAAGATTTACTGCAAACAAACCTGTAAAATAATAACTATCAACATAATGAGCCTTTTGATATTCTATCATCGGTATTGCATTACCTGCTTTAAACAGTTGGCTTTCTGCGTCTTTATAAATTTCAAATTTAGTTTCTAATTCTTTAACCCGCTTTTCCAGTTTTTCATTTTCACAAACAACAGCATTTTTAGCGGTGTTTATCTCTTTGCAGTCTTTTTCCCAAGAAGCGGCTTTCTTCTCTAGCCGTTTTAATTCATCATTAATCTGCCTAATTCCTACGGATAGGCTAAGCGCAGAAAAAGAATACGAACTTTTTGCATCATCTTCAAATACGATATATGGTGCGCGGAAGATTTGTATCGTGTTTATTTTCATTATCCTTCCTCTGCTTCTGCCAATCGTGCTGCGTTTTCATTGTCTCTGTATTCTTCATAGGTTGGATATTTGTCTTCTTCTTCGCTCATGCTTTCTACTACGGCCACAGGAACTTCTTTAACCTTCTTTTCAGCCGCGGCTTTGAGCAATTTATACTGTTTCGCATAGGAAACTTTTAACTGTTCTTTTAGAATCTTAGTCAAAGTCTTATCCTCTTTTATAGCTTCGCCGACTTCTGCTAATTTAGGCAGCGTTTTAGTTTCGGCTATGCTTTTATTATAGCCGTCTAATAAATCTTTGTACTTGTCTAAAGCGTTAAGTTTTTCTTCCCACATCTTACGCCAATCCGTCAGTTTTTCCGCAAGAAATTGTGTATTTATTCCGTTGTTTCCGTCAATAACAGGAATATCTACTCCCTTTAATCCTTCGTGCTCTAGCGGGTTTTTAGTATGATAGAACTGACTTCTTTCAAAAGACAGTATTCTAACCGAAGATTCTTTGTCGCCGGATACGTCAATATAGCCTATCATGTCAACAAAATTATAAATCTTATCCTTGGCTATCTTACCCTGGAATTTAGGCTGGCTAAAAGTATCATCAGTACCAGAAATGTTCTTTTCGTCTTCGTGCGCTATCCAGCATAATCCTTTGCCTTGGATAATCAACTCGTTAATAAAATCAGTAACTTGTTCACCTAATAGTCCGTATAGCTTCATAACGTTCTTTGCGGATTTAGGGTTTTTCTCTTTAACGTAGGACATAATGTAAGCTAACATACTGTCAACTGTATCCATAACTACATAATCGTAAGGCTCTAATTCCTGCTTAATCGTTTTCATGTCGTCTGCA